GTAGAATTAGATTTCTTCGCTACGGCTCTACGATTGTTCCGCGTGTAAGCTAGTATTTATATAAAACGCGAAACTGGTTGGTTCTGTTATTACAATGCTGGATAGGATGGAAGGAAGGTTAAACTGGAAGACAACCATTATTCCCATTTCTTAGAAGGGGTCATAGTTGATACTAAAGGAACCCCAATCGCTGATAATATAAGGGGTAAGGTTGTTTTAAGAAGCGATTTGTAACCTGATCCGCCTAAAGCTAATGATTCAGATACCAAAGCCCCTCAGATGTACCGATTAAATCATTTTGTAGTCCGATTATACGAACCATCATGGCCCCCGATTAAAGGGAAAGCGTCTATGAATGATAACTGCCAATATGCCTTTGATAAGATGATATAGAACTGTTCAGGGCATATTTATATAGGAGGGCGCCGAAGTTGTTTTGGTAGGGCTACTTTTTATAATTACAGTCTGCGTGATAAATGGGAGCTTACGAGTCGAGACGGATATGTGAATATGTACGAGTATTTATCCATGTATGTCGGACGATATGTTCCGTTACAAGGCTTCCTCTTCCAGGTTCCAAAAGGAAAGCATGCTATAGATGGGGACAACACCAAATTCTTCGTTGATGGAGATACTATTCATTAATCCGGCTTTTTCGGGGATTTATCAACGCCTAATTATTTACCTGCCAAGGTTGATGAGGTTTAACTCGATGATGGGTTTATGTTGCGGGCTATTGACAAGTACAGACTAACTAGAGACATCAATTTATGCTTAGTAGAACTTGTTAAATCAGAAAACGTTTTACACGTGCCAACAAATACTCTCATTATGGAAGGCATAGAAAGCTATTTTGCCCTAGGTAATAATTATGAACGCTATTTAAACAGTCCTTTGGAAACATCGCAAAACTTAGTCGGCTTCTTAAATACATATAAACTTACGAAGCTCTGTTTCGTATCCCTGAATTAACCCGTATTTATAGACTCACTTAAATAAGTAGTTGATAATATCAGGGAAGGATAATTCAAGATAGCCATGAAGTGTTTGCCTGGTCGTAGCGGAATAAAGGAATAGATCGAAGTGGCTAAGGACCATATTGTTGATAAGATTCTAGACGTTATAGAACCAGCAGAAATTATTTCAAACATGTGTGAGAGAAAGGTAGGGATGCTGGATACTTTTAAGAGCAGTTTCTGGGGTTTCTTAGCATGGGTAGTGAGTGTTTCTGCTTGGACTGTTGTGCCCCATATAGTTCTAACATACTGTATTTGGGGTCTTGTCTCAAATCCGTTTAGTGCAGTTTGTATTATTAGCTGTTTGGAAACGTTAGCTGTGGTGTATACTCTAAGGAAATTTTGGGTCGGAGGTCTCATTATATTAACAGCCTATTTCAACCCATTTAGGTGGTTGCTAAAAAAATGGAGAGAGCCACCTAGACCACCGCAACTTCGAGAACCAATAAGGAGAAGGAGGATGGCCCCTCGACAAAGATCTAACAACTAATAGCGGTCGGGGATAATTGGCATGTTTAGAAATCTTCTAGGTAAGATATATACGGCTATATATACCCTCTTGAGAAGTATGAGAATTGTTGGTTCTAATAACGCATCTGGATATGCGTACGTAACACGCGTTCGGAGGAAGTTTTTGAAGTGCTGGATCATTTACTACATTACCTATCATTTTCATTAATGGGTTGATAGAGTGTTGTATAAATGGTCAGTGAATAACTATGAAGTAGGGCGGCCTGGAGATATCGGTCCTAAAGAGTAGGCATTCGTTAAAGAGCCCTGGATGCCCGAGTTCTGGTTATTCAGATATCCTTATCAGATACTTTTTGTCTTTTGTCTCATCATTCAAGCGCTATTTATTATTTGCGCCCTATAGATATCTGCTCCGTTAGCTGATTGGGCGTTTTAGAAGATGACACGAATGGAGACGAAGCGGTAGCAAGCAAATAAGAAGAACCCTGGTAAGGAATAGATAGTCGGTCATATTTATAATAACGTAGCTAACCGAACTCCATATGTTCAGCCTTCAGATGATCATTTATAATAGGTCCGAGATTTAAAACGAACGGACTTCAGAAATTCAAGGAATCTGAAGTGTTGGAATCCAGAGGGTTAGGAAGTTGAACCTAACTAGCTCGTAGACGATTGTGGATTCGATCGCGTAGGTACAAGGGGGGATAGATAATTAACTACACTAGTGGCCCCTTAGTACCTTGGTAGTGCACCTTTTATTCCGGCTCCATCTTTGTAGGGTATGGTATGCGCTACACTTAAACGGTTCCTAGCAAATACGAATAGACCTGATGAGGTTGTTATTAAGAAATTCGCCGAATATTGTCGTGCGTTTAAAGTAGCTAAGATGCATACCTTTCTACCGTATGCCGCTTATATTAAACAGGTCGAGAGTCGGAAGAGAAAGGCTTACATTGCAGATGGTATTCGTTTCTTCACACACCATTGTAAGAAATTGTCATTTAATGTTTGTATTAAGCCCGATGAGAACTAGTATAAAGGAGTAGCCACTAACCCCTACGAAATAGATTATACCAAGTTCAAAGGGAGGATTATTATGAACCCTAGCGGTTGGGTAAAACCAATCTGCGGTTGGGTTTCTAAGAATCTTCTTGATTGGTTGAAGTAACCCGAGTCTGGGAATCCGTTCCATGATTCAATCATTCAGGGGATGGATTTCGATACGCTTTCAGCGCGTATTTGGGATTACTACCAAAGATATGACAATTGCGTAATGATCGAGCTTGACTAGGCTAACCATGATAGCAACCAAAGTGCTGAACTGATTGATGCTGTGGATACCTAGTTACTTCGCGAGGTAGTTGAGGATATGTTGCCGAAAATGGGGTTTGCTTATCATTAAGTGGACCTCATATTAGACGCTATGTTTTCAAATAATACATATTTCTCCGCTTATTACCCTAATAAGCTCTACGGGTGTAAGGGACGAGCACGAGTTCAAAAGATTTTTGAAGGAGAGTTGGTAGGAACGACTCCCTCCGGTCACCCTAATAAAACGACTTTGGGTAATACGTTACGAATGGTGTTAAGCTTCGGGTATGCAGCATCAACTGTTGGTCTTAAGTACAAGGACGATTTTATGATTTTTCAGTCAGGAGATGATACTCTAATACTTATCAGTGAAGGGAACGCTGGTAGGATAAAGGAGGCCATTCACACTTTGTGGAAGTGCGATGGCGAGGTCTGCAATTAGAAGGGACTCGGTATGCAGTTCAAAGACTGGAAATAATCGTAATATAGGGCCAACTTTTTATCAAAAGAAGTATTCGTAGGAGCATGTTGTAGTATGAGTCGGATGGTAAGTCGTGCTATCTATACCGGTACTTCTTTCGACCCTACCGTCATGCCGGAAGCTTAATTTAATTAAGGAGTTACAGAACAGCTGGAGGCGTGGGCAGCAGACCACCCCGGCCTATCCTAGCTGATAGCATGGCGTAAGAAAAAACTGAGACACTAGCGCATGAGTAATAAGAACAAATAGCGATTCCGTGATTAGAATATTCATAAATCGCTTTCGTCCGTTAAGAGTGTCCATTATTATGGCTTTGAGTAAG